ATGATTGGACGTAAAGGTAGCGGTGCTAAGGGTGAGTGGAAGGGTTACTTCTGTCCAACACCTAAGGGTACGCCAGACCAGTGCCAACCACAGTGGCTCACCAAGAAAGACCCTGCTTGGAATAGCATCTAATCTAATCACTACCTAGGAGATAACATGAAGACACTAATGAGAGCAGTAGGTCGCCCCGATATAGGGGGCGAGCCTATGCCACCAGTGTTTCGTGCATTTGATGATAACCAAATCATCTTCCGTAGGGCAGAGGTCAGCATGATTGCAGGTCAGCCAGGGGCAGGTAAATCCACACTTGCCCTTGCGCTGGCCTTGCGAATGCAGGCACCGACCTTGTACCTATCAGCGGATACCAATGCACACACTATGGCAATGAGATTGTACTCAATGATTACTGGTAATTCACAATCAGAATCAGAGAAGATAATCTCTGACAATCCAGAGCAAGCCAAGCAAGCACTAGCCCAAGCACGACACATCTACTGGTCATTCGATTCCAACCCTGGACTTGGTGACATTGATGATGAGGTAACAGCAATCGAAGAATTGCTAGGTGAATCACCTGCACTAATCATTGTTGATAACCTCATGGATGTGGCGATGGATGGTGGCGAGGAGTTTGGTGGTATGCGCTCTGCTATGAAGGAGTTGAAGTACCTTGCAAGAGATACCAATGCGGCTGTGCTTGTACTGCACCACACTAAAGAATCCTACAGCGCAGACCCATGCCCACCACGAAGCGCAGTACAGGGAATGGTTAATCAACTACCAGCACTCATCCTTACAGTCGGACAACACCAAGAAATGATGGCTGTTGCCCCTGTAAAGAATCGTTATGGTAAGGCTGACCCATCCGGTAACACACCAGTGTGGCTGCGATTCAATCCTGAGTACATGTACTTGGCTGACTTGGAGGAAGCACGATGAGAAAGAAAAGAATCAAGTGTAACCAATGCCATGAGGAACAAGAGACAGCAACAATATTTATCCACATAGTTGAATGCGATAGGAATGTAAGACACTACGCAAAGAAACTTATTGCTGAACTGGAACGAGAACTACGTGATTAGGAAAAAAGAATACCAAAAGTTAGCGGATAGATTATATCGCTTGGAGCATGAGTACAGATATTTATCTGGAAAAACTCAAGGTATACAGGCATCAATAAGCATGAACAATAGCACACATCAACAACGATTAAATGTACATCAATCGTTGATTGATACAATCTTATTTCATCTACAGATAAAGGACGAAGATGAGTAAGAGTAAACAGAAGGGTACGTCAGCAGAAACTGCTGTAGTTAACTGGCTTAACAGTAAAGGAAGAAAGCATGTGGAACGACGAGCACTATCTGGCCTTCTTGACAGGGGCGATATTGCTGGTATTCCTGGTGTTGTTATCGAGGTAAAGAACCATCAGCGTATGGAACTTTCAGCATGGCTCAAAGAACTAGAGATTGAGATGCATAACGACAAGGCAGATACCGGTATAGTCTTGCACAAGAAGAAAGGTACTACCGATGTTGGCTTGTGGTACGCCACAATGCCAGTACATGGATGGTATAAACTATTGGAGGAAGCAGGTTACTAATGGAAAAGCATAGCATCTTGGCTGTGCTTGAGCATTATGGTGGGTCAATCTATCGTGAGCGTAATGGGTGGCAGAAACTTAAGTGTCCATTCCACGATGACTCACATGCATCAGCCACAGTTAACATAGAAGAGAACGCATTCAATTGCTTTGGATGTGGCATTAAAGGTGACACTTACAAAATCATTATGGAGAAGGAAGGAATAGAGTTCCGTGAAGCAGTCAAGGTCGCAGAAGGAATCACTGGGCAAAGCAGTAGTACACTACGCAAAGTACATAGCGGAGGCAGAGGGGTATCTAGCAAGTCGGGGAATCACCTTAGCAGACGCGCATACAGCCCACCTGGGCTTAGTCGTAGAGCCTCTACCAGGCCATGAACAGTTCATTGGTAGGTTAGCCATACCGTACATCACACCTACTGGTGTGGTGGACATTAGGTTTCGTTCCATCAATGGAGAAGAACCTAAGTACATGGGTATGTCAGGCAGCGAGACAAGGTTATACAATGTATCAGCAATCAGTCAGGCAACTGACTTTATAGCAGTATGTGAAGGAGAGATAGATGCAATCACGCTCACGCAAAAGTGTGGTATCCCGGCAATTGGGGTTCCTGGTGCTAACTCGTGGAAGAGACACTACTCGAAACTCTTACAAGACTTCGAGCGTATCTATGTCTTTGCGGATGGTGACCAGCCAGGCTCGGACTTTGGTAAGAAACTGGCGAGAGAAGTTCAGGGAGTTATTGTAATCAACATGCCTGATGGTGAAGATGTTAATAGTATATTCAACAAACAAGGAACAGAGTTCTTTAGAGGGAAGGTAGCAGCATGAGTAAGATGAAGAGTGAGTGGGAAGATGAGTACTTCGGCGAAGGATACGTTTACATCGCAGGAGATTGGGGTCATACTGAACCTACTAAGGGACTTCGGGATAAAGATAGAGAGCGTGAAGAGGCTAAGCAACGACACCCTTCTTCAAGTAACCGTAAGTCTCCCACCCAAGAGGTAGATGAGTTCTGTCTACGCTTTGCACTGTATGATATTCAAGATGAGTTAGCAGACATCTTGCTTAGCAAACACGAGGACTATGGTCCTAAGAATATTAGTGATGCACCTGGCGGTGCACTCAATGGTATCCGTGTTCGTATGCATGACAAGGTAGCACGACTTAATAACTTAATAGATAGTGGTAAAGAACCAAAGCATGAATCAATCCGAGACACACTCGTGGACATCGCCAACTATGCAACCATTGCAATCATGGTCATAGATGACGTATGGGACACAGAGTAAACAGATAAGGAAAACAACATGAAGCGTATCGTAGTACTATCCGACATGCAAATACCGTATCAAGATAAGCGTGCAACTCGTGCAGTTATGAACTTTGTTGCAGACTACGAACCAGATGAGTTGTTCTGTGTAGGTGATGAGGCTGATAGCCCAGAACCGTCACGTTGGAACAAGGGTTTGGCTGGAGAGTTTGAAGGAACTCTACAGAAAGGTCTAGACGAAACAACCAAGATAATGACAGGGTTCAAGGAAGCGTTAGGCGATAAGCCTTTCCATACAATGAGGAGTAATCATGGAGACCGAATCCAAAACTACGTCACACGATTTGCCCCTGCGCTTGCATCGTTACGTGACCTTGAGTATTCCAAGTTACTTAGGTATCGTGAGAATGAGATTACATATCATGATAAATTTTATCAGTTCACCCCAGGATGGATTCTCGCTCATGGAGATGAGGGTCGTGCCAACAAACAACCTGGTGGGACTGCTCTTACCCTTGCTAAACAAATTGGGGCTTCGGTTGTGTGTGGTCACACGCACAAACAGGGTATACAACATGAACACACCGGCTTCGGTGGTCAGATTAGACACAAGTTATATGGGGTGGAAGTTGGCCATCTCATGGACATATCGCAAGCGCACTATCTCGGACAGACTGGTGCTAACTGGCAACAAGGATTCACTATACTCTATCAACGTAGAGGCAATGTAACCCCTGTCAATGTGCCAATCAATGGTCGCTCATTCGTAGTTGAGGGTAAGGTTTATGAGTTCTAATGATAGTTTTATCCAAGAGTATGAAGGTATGGTTCGACAGGTTGCATCCGAATATCATCGCAAGTATCCGATGGTGGAGAAACCAGATTTAGAACAAGAGTTGTGGTTATGGTTTGTTCAGCACCCACGTAAGATGGAAGAGTGGACAACCAATCATGAGCAGAAAGACTCTGACAAGTTGATTGCTCGCTCCCTCCGGAATGCATCGCATGACTACTGCATTAAAGAGAAAGCACGTGTAGAAGGATACGCACCAGACGATGTGTTCTTCTACAAGAAGGAGTTCATTAAGATGATGATTCCTGCTGTGCTATCTGATGATTGGCAGAAGGTAGAGAACAGCATGGCTAACATGGGTCGCACTATGAAGGCACCATCGGAGTCAGGTGACTTCATGGCTTATGCTGCGGATATCAAGAAGGCATTCGAGGAACTCGAAGAGAAGGAACAGAACCTAGTGTTCTTGTTCTATGGTGAAGACGTTGATTCCAAGACACTTCACGAAATGGTTAACAACGAACGACCAACCGCTAGGGCTACGGCAATGGCAGCCAATCGCTCACTCAACAAAATGGTTAGAAAACTAGGTGGCTTTGCGCCACAGAAGGACAATGATTATGTGGAACACCAAGAAGAAGATTCAGGAACTGAAGAGTCAGCAATGGTTGGAATCTCAGAGCATTCGTGATATATTCTACAAAGAGATTGATGACCTCTGGGAAAGAGTATATGAACTAGAAGACAAACTGAGGGGAGTAACGGAAGATGATTTGCCTGCAGTGTCAAAGAGCAGGGGATGCATCAAGATTATCCTCTGAGATTACCCTAGCCCACATGTTCCGGAGGGAACTGTGGTACAAGGCTAAGACCTTACATGCTATGTGTAAAGTAGTTGGTTGCTACTGCCAGCACATGGTTAAAGCAATAACTTAAAAGCAAAAAGACCCCCCTTGGATTTCTCCTTGGGGGGTTTTTGCATAAGGTTTAACTTATGTTAATTTGCTTTAATTTGTCGTCCATCTAGAACAATAGGTGCAGTACCATCGTGGTCTATGTATAGACCTACTGGCATTGTGCCACCTGAGATAAACGAATGGGCTAGAGTTACCCAGATGGTGCGACCTTTCATACCGGGATGCACTGGGTAAGAGAAGTGCCCAGTGTAATCTGCCTTAGCAGTTCCTGGGTAACGGCAGAAGCGGAATCGGATGATGTTAGGTAGACCTGATGCAGGTAGTTCTACCTGTACTGTGGTCTCCCACCAGATACGCCTTCGGCGTGTTGAACCCTTCCATTTAGTCTTACCGTTGATACGAACGGCAGTTACTTTACTAGGTGGAATTGATTGTTTATCTTTATTAGATACTACTTTGTCAATCATTATGCCTTCAACCATTTATCTGGGTTAACGTGCTTACTTGGATTCCAATGTCTTGTTGACATTATCTGTAAGTGTAGGTGCGGAGCAGTGGAATTACCTGTACTACCTGACCATCCAATTTGCTGTCCAACTTTTACCTTTTGTCCTGGCTTGACTTTAACCTTAGACAGGTGGCAGTAGCCAGCCCATAGTCCTGCTGAACCATCCTTGAACTTATCGTTGTCAATAATTACGTGGATGCCGTACGAACGACCCCAGCCCTTTAGGAACTTATGTGGTCCTGAGTGCACAACTACACCACTTACTGAAGCATAGACCGGTGTACCTGTGGCTGCTCTACCATCTATACCCTTGTGTACCCCACCGTTCTTGTACTTAGCACCGTACTTAAAGGTTGTCTT